GTGTTTTCAGGGATTTCAAAGTCTTTGTCATGATATTTAAGGTATTCCCAAAAGGTCAGTTTCATTTCTTTGTGCGTCATACCGCAGTGAGCGGCAGCAGCAGGTAGGTTCATTGTAGCACGAAACAATGCTTCATTTGCTTCTGCTACATTTTCTGGTGTTGTTTTCACGTATCCACTTGTAGTGTCTTTCAGGTTCTTTTTCAAGGCGTTCTAACATCTCCTCCATGTAAATGAATTTAGGTTCTTTCTCAATAAATTTGAGCAGTGTCATTTGAATTCACAACTCATCATGATCTCTGTCAAGCAGGCAAGCATGTTGACTTCCTGGTCTGGGACAATTTGAATGTCCCTCATGTATTTGGCAATGATAAGAACTGCCTCAGGAATAGAAGCAGGTTTCATGACACCATAGATGCTGTCATAGATCTTACGCATCACCATGCTGGGGTCATTGTCCATGTGTTGGACAACCCAGTTCTTCACATTCGTGAACTCTTTCTTCTTGAGAGAAGATAGGAGAGTATCAAGATTAACATCAGCCACATCAACAAGTATGGCAGAAGATATACTACCAGTGGCAGCATAGCGTTGACACTCATTGATAAGACGACGCCAATCAGGATAATAACGCTTAACGAGCTTAGCGAGAACTTTGTCTTCATACTCTACACACTCATGAGTGAGAATAGATTTGAGGCGAGTGAAGAACTCACCCTGAAGATGAGTTGCTTGTTCAGGTTTGATCCTGAAGTCAACAACCGTGCAACGAGAGTGCAGCGGTTCAATGATCTTATTGATGAAGTTACAGGTGAAGATGAAGCGGCAGTTGCTGTGGAACTCCTCTACAGCGGTCCTGAGGGACAGCTGGACATCGTTAGTGGTGTTGTCTGCCTCATCAATGATAACGACCTTGTGGGACGCTCCAGAGGTCAGAGAGACGGTGCTAGCGAACTGACGGATACGGTTGCGAACGGTGTCCAAGAAACGCCCCTCGTCGGACCCGTTGATGACGATGTAGGACGCACCGATCTCCTCACACATTGCCTTAGCAATGGTGGTCTTGCCGACGCCAGCAGTGCCTGTCAGCAGCAGGTTAGGAAGTTCCCCCTGGTTGACAAAACCCTGAAACACTTCCTTAGTGCTAGCAGGGAGGATACAATCTTCAACAATGTTGGGGCGGTATTTCTCCACCCACAGGAATTCTTTGCTCATTCTAAAGGTCGCGTAAATGATTTACTGACAATGCTCTGTGCGTCAAGCATCATCTTCATGTATTTTACACCTTCCTTGGGTTTCGTGTGATCCCCACAGGTGAAAATGTCGCACACTGCCATACCCAACTCTGGCCAAGTGTGAATGCTGATATGACTTTCAGCAAGCATTGCCACACAAGTGACACCCTGAGGTTCAAACTTGTGTGAGTTGAGTGCTAATAAAGTTGATTTACATTTGACTGATGCCTGGTAAACAACATCCCTTACAAACCTTTCGTCATCTAAGAACGATTTGTTACACTCTTTGAGTGTAAAGAGAATGTGTTTCATTTATTATATTCCGAATCTGGTTCAAGAGCAATGAAGTATTCAAGATTACTCAGAGGATCTCCTGCAGTAATAATCCTAGTAAACTTTGCTGCTCTAGTACAAACATCCACATTATAATCACCAGGAATGATTTTGATAGTTTCCATCTTAAAGTTAAAACAGAAACAAGTTTCTGACCTACCTACAATATGAGAAACTGTATTAGAAGTTTCGTTGTCCTTGTCTTTAACTGCAAGTGTCACGTCACCACCTTGAGATTCAAGACAGAGATCAGGAAGATGTAGAACCCTAGATGCCTTGAGAAGTGATTCAAGAACTTCATTAGTCAGTTTAAAGGTGAACTGGATCTCAGGAAGTCCAAGTTCTTTATCGGGAGGAACAATCAATACATCAGGATCACAGAAGAAGTATTTCAGTTTACTTCGTCCAGATTTGATAGTCAGATAAGATTGCTGATTAAACTCAAAATCAATCTCTTTTGATTGATCAAAAAGATCCCAACCATTAATGAATTGACCCAGATCGTAAATAGCAAATGCTTCTGGAAATTCTTCTTTCACCTCTGCCTTAGCAAAAACATTCTTGGTTACAGAAATGGTTGAGATCTTAGATCCTGGTTTGATGTAGATCGAATTGTTAATCGTAGAAAAATTCTTAAGAATGAATTTTGTACGGTCAGATAGTTTCATAATCATTGAGGGTAGGTTTCACGGACGGCATTCTTATCGTTGAAGTTCATGAGGAGAACTGCATAGTGCAGAATCTTCATGATATCACGGCGGGCAGTGCCCTTCTTATCGTATCGTGACGCATACTTCAGAATGTTGCTTCGGCAAAATGCTTCTCCATCACCACATGCTTCAATAAGATCAAGAGTTTGAATCTTGTCGTCACCAGCAGAATAGTGCTGGTTGTAAGTTCCACGAATGTACTCAAGAAGTTCTTTTACAATTTCTTCTTCGTTGTACTTCCAAGGAGTTGCTGGAGAATTGGGAATCACGTCGTCTAGTGTAGTATCAATAGTAAAGGTGTTGTCGTTCATTTCAAGTTCATCGTAAAGTAAAGACCAAGCGTTAGGCATAACTAAACAAAAAATCGTGTACAAGTGACTTGGATTTTTCCTTGCCAAACTTGCTGTCAAGGTAACCACTTACGGGATCTAACTTTGTCATGTACCTGTCAAAGTCGCCGTATGTGGAAGACACATCAAACCCAGTAGGTTTCTTAGATTCTAGCATGGATTTGTACACTTGTAAATAGGCACGGAAGTCATCAAGATAATTGTTAACTTCTGACATTGTGCATTTACGAACATACACATTCTCTGAGAAGTGATTACCTGGTTCAAAGAATCTAAATGTTCCTTCTGCCTTTGGAAGTTCAGGAACAGAGAAGAGATAATTCTCTACAGGGTGCTGGAAGTCAAATACAATAATGACTTTCTTTTCAAAGAACCCCATCAAGTCCATACCAAAGCAAGGAAGATTTTCTCCTGTCTTTGGATAAATGATGTTGTTGTAGATACAGGATTTCTCATCCCATATGTCAACTTCTCTGGACTTAATGATGTACTTGTTGCTGTAGAGTTTGGCAGAAAGGTTTGCACCGTTGTCAGACCAATCTGCCCAATCTCCAATGTTTTCTAGATCAGGAAACGTCTCCCATAGAACCTGCTTGTACTGGTTCCACAGATTCTTCAATTTGGATTTCTGCATCGACTTTATCGTAGAGTTCAAGGAATGATTGTTTGGTTTCGTCATCAAAACGATTTAGGCAAACTTTGAGTGCTTTTGCTTTATCACCAAAGATGCTGTAAGCACGAATGATGTGGACTAGACGGCGGGTGCTGATGATTTCATCAATACCACCATCATAGAAGGTCTTACGAATAATACCTGCCCAGTCAACAAGATGCTTACAGAATTCAGCATCTTCAACACCAAGGTCTAGAGAATTACCTTGGAGAATCTTTTGTTCAACGGAAGCAGTCGGATACTCTTGTTCAAAGGTAACAGGGAAACGCTCAAGGAATGCTTCGTTAAGGACGTTGGTGCCAATGAAACGACCATCGTCGCTGCCCTTACCCTTGGTATTGGCAGTAGCAATCACATTGAAACCAGCAGCAGGTCGAACATGCTTACCGATCTTCTTAAGGAAGACACCCTTGCCCTCTAGAATGGACTGAAGACAGAGGATCTTGTTGGAAGCAAGGTCGATCTCATCGAGAAGAAGGATTGCTCCCCGCTCAAGTGCGTCAATAACGGGACCATTATGCCAAGCAGTGTTCCCATCCACAAGGCGGAAACCGCCGATGAGGTCATCTTCATCAGTTTCAATAGTAATGTTTACACGAATTAGTTCACGTCCGAGTTGAGCACATGCTTGCTCAACAGAGAAGGTCTTACCGTTTCCAGAGAGACCTGTAATGAATGTAGGGTAGAACAGACGGGACTGAATAATTTTGCGAACATCGTTGAAATTACCAAACTTGACGAAGGTATCATCGATTTGAGGGATAAGGTTTTCGTTATTCCCGCTCGGGATAATTGTAGGGGATGCTTGGTAGGTTTGCTCCATTTGTTCCCGAACGGTAAGATCCCATTTGCCACGACCAGTTTTGTACATTTCAAGACGCTTGCAAATAGTGGGATAAGAAACGTCGAACACATCAGCAGCAGCAAGGACTGCCTCAGTGTTGACTTGGTTACCGTAAGTTTCGATTAGGTAGTGAGTGACTTCGTTGACGTTGAGGTTAGACATGCGAGGCATTGCGATGTGATCAATAACAAAGTTAGTATAGGGGGGGAAGATCGGAAAAGATCCGATCATGTGTCAGTTTATCAGGCGACCATCGTGGCGAATGAAGAAAGAATCTTCTTGTTCGCTGCCTTGGACTTGAGTGACTTCTTGAATGCTGCTCGGATTTGTGCATTGGTTGCATCCTCAGCAACTTCAAAGTCATCAGATTGATTCAACGATGTTGAAGCAATGGCGTACATGGCATCATAACCTGTAGTATTTAAGATAGCAGACCTTTCCTTGGTCCACTTCTTTTTGTTGATTTCAGAATAATTCCCAGTGTAATACCAGTGAACGTTAGAAACATCTCGGGACTCAACAACACGATAGGAGATGAAGTTGATATGTGGAAAGTTGTCCTTCAGGTTCGTAAGCAGTGTGTTAGTAACACTGGTGTTCCAATTGTGATCATTGAATGGTTTATAGGTACGACCTTTCTTGATATCACGGAGTTGGCAATTTGTGCCAACAGAAATTTTTCCATAACGACCTTCAGGATAATACTGCTCACTCATCTTAACAACACGACCAATACCATTGGACTCTCCATCAGTTAGGAACACAGTGTTGATTTTATCAACGCCAGTTTCATTGATGAACTGAGGAAGGATGTGGTGCAAAGTTACAAGAGTTTCGTTAAGAGGAGTGCCCGAAAGAGAAAGACCACTAGGAACCAAAGTGCTTCCATAATAACGAGTGAACATCGACAAACGCCAAAGATTCAAACAATCACGATCAAAATCAGAAGCAGAACGAGTGTGAGAAATAAAGTTCAAAAGACGGAATGACTTGTGAAGATACAACTCATTAATCTTAAGTTCTTGAATCTCTTTCAATCCATCAGTATCAAAATCGTTTTCAGTTGCAGGAAACTCATAGGTGAATGCATACACTTCAAAAGGAATGTTGACCTTTTTGCAGAACCACAACAGATTTAGAAGTTGTTTCACAGTGTCATGAATAACATTACACATAGAACCAGACCAATCAAGAATAAAAACTAGACCATGGTTCTTACCTTCAGGAAGGACAGTGACTTTCTTAAACAAATCATCATTGAACTTATAGGTATGCAGTTTAGTACAATCAAGAACTCCAGTTTTAGAAACAGCAGAGCGAGAGTATGCATCTGCTGATTTCTTCATCTCAAATTCCTTGACAAGATAGTTGACACCCTTAGCAGCACTCTTCTTGTACTTGACGTATTCTCTTTGAGTAGATTCTAGTAGACGAGTATCATACGAATCAATTTTGAATCGGTCGTCATTGTAAAACTCAGTAAGGTATTCTTGAAGATGATCGCAATCAATAACAATTCGATCAATGTCAATGTTTTGAGGAATCGTCAGATATGCAGTTTCATAAGAACGCTTATCAATCAGTTCTTGTTGGTTTTCTTGGAAAGCAGCATCAGTAGAAGATTCAAACTCATTGGTTTGTCCACCACTGGGAGGAGCATTGTTAATATCCTCCCCTTCATCCTCATCTGTAACGTCCTCTGAGAGGGTCTTAGAATCGCCTGTAACGCTGCTCTGAGGAGTTTCAGAGGGTTCTACATCTATTTGAGTGTTTTGTTGCTCTTCTCCATTACCCTGTTGAAGTTCATCAAGATTG